ATCAAATTTAACTGGTGTACTATGAGTAAACAAGGTTTCAGATATATTAAACACATCATTATCATCTATAAGTGCACTGATTGAGTTATTTTCTAATGAAAATTTTGTAGTATCATTGGCATCCGCTGCAAGAGAATCACATCTAACAGTTGATATATTAATTATATTAGTACCATCATCACCAACTATATTACCATTTGCTGTTATATTACCTGTTACAGTTAAAGATCCTAATGTACCTACTGATGTTATGTTTGTTTGAGCCGCTGTTGCTAATGTACCTACTATTGAGTTTGCTGTAATTGTACCACTTGAACTTATATTACCTGAGGCTGTTATATGACCTACTGATGTATTAAAAGCGATTGTAGTTAAGCTAGAAGATTGGAATTGAATATCACCTGCGCCAGCCCTAATTTTAATTATATTTGCAAGTATTTGCATTGTAAGCTGATTTTCCTGGCCAAAAATTATATTATTACCTGAACTAATATATGCTATATCTCTAGCAAAACCAGATGAATTTTCTCCTTTTATTTTTGCACTGTTTGCTATAGTAATATGATTATCTATATCAACTACATCTAAATTTGTAGTTCCAACTACGTCTAAATTTCCATCTATATTTGCGTTTCCAGTTAAGTCAAAATTACCACTTGAGCTTATATTACCTGAGGATGTTATATGACCTCCAAAAAGTGATTTTCCTGTTACTGATAAATCACCACTTGAACTTATAATTGATGATGTAAGTTGTGTAACTGAAATATTAGCTGCTAAAGCATCTGAATCAACTCCCCCATTTTTTATTGAAATTGTTTTAGCCGCCGAACCATCAAATGTTGTACCTGAATCTAATTGTAAAGTTGCATTATCAACTGTTAATGCGTTTGTGGTAGTACCACCACCACCTCCTGCAGCTAATGATGCAGAAGTAAATATTCCACCCCCTATTGAAGCGGTTAACATTGTAATAGTACCACTTGAACTTATATTAGATGAGGCTGTTATTGGGGTTGATATAGCCGCGCCTAAAGCAATTGTATCTGATCCTGCTTCGGTTAAAGTAATCATATCTAACCCACCTGCGGTTAATGTTATTTTATCATCATCAAATGATATTTTAGTATTAGGATCTCCAGTATGACTAACTGCAGTTCCAACAGCTATTGACGTTGAGACTTCCATACTACTGTTAGCAACTATATTACCATCTATCTCTATTCTACCACTAAGAAAATTAGTACCCTCAACTCCGCTTTGACTTATTATACCCGAAGCTGTTATATTACCAGATGCATCTAATTCAAATACAGCATTTTCCGGTGCAGTAGCTACATTAGATGGAGCAATTACAAATGAATTATTTGCTCTATTTAATCCAAGAGTATATTGTTGGCCATCTCCTGATGCAGATAAATTTAAACCAACATCTCTGCTAGTACCTGAATTTGTTGATGAAACTAATATTTGAGCTTGACCATCCACTTCAACTTGCATTGCTTCAGCGTTCACTGAATTACCTATAATTTTACCACTTGCACTTATATTACCTGAGGCTGTTATATGACCATCTACAATATCTACTGAAGTGGTTCCATCTGTTACTGAAATATTATTTGTAAAATTACCAGTTGGTGAATCAACTCTCGCAGTAGCAGTCATAGCGACTGCTTTAATTATATTACTTCCACTTATATCACCTGAGGCTGTTATATTACCTCCAAAAAATGATTTTCCTGTTATTGATAAATCACCACTTGCACTTATATTACCTGAGGCTGTTACGGGTCCAAGTAATTCTATAAGTCTATCAGTTGATCCATCTCTTCCTATTTGAATACCTGTTATATTTGCATCAGCAAATACTCTACCTTGAGTACCTGAAGTACCAAGTGCATCAAAATTATTTGTACTAAATGCATTTGAAGTAATTTTACCACTTGAACTTATAGTACCTGAGGCTGTTATATTATTAACAGCAATATCCGGTGTGCCTATTAAACCCGTAGCATCACCTCCTCCTCCTGCTACAGCAGAAGCTGAATCTAATAATGTTACTACTGCAGAACTTGAACCAAAATAAAGTTTCCTTTGATCTAGGTTAATTGCTAATTCTCCATCTGATAATCCTGATGGTACTGCTGATCCTGTTCCTCTTTTTATTTGTATAGTACTTGCCATAAACTTATTATTCTATATTTAAAGGACCTTGTAATTTTCTAACTTCCTCTCTTGTTAAGGGTATACCACTACTTCCTATAATTAATTCATCATTAAATATTACAGTAGATTTAGAAAAAAATTTTTGGGTTCTTTTAACTAATTCCTTATTTATACTTTTTGGTAATAAATATCCCTGAAGTTCAATAGTAAAATTAGTTTTAACTATTCTATTATCACCTTGATTAATTTCTGTAATATTACCAAAATCATTTATTCTTGCATTAAATTTAAATTTTTCGGGATCACCCCAATATGAATCCGATGAGTAATTAATTGATTCTATTATACTATTCATTTGGGATATAAAATCACACCATATAGTAGAAGTATAAACTAATTTTATAAAATCAGGTATTACAACTCTATGAAATTCTTTTTGAGGTTCTCTATTTTGTAATACCGAAAAATTATCATATTGGTTTCTTTTAGTATACTTTTCCTGAAATGTATAATAAAGTTGTGGATTATTACCATCTATTTTATTTCCTAAATCTCTTCTTTTTTCAATGCTGTCCCTTTTAAAATAAATTAATGGAGTTTGTATTTTTCCTTCTTTATCTCTATAATATCCATCTTGTTGTACTACTTTCCATCTTTCTGCAGAACCATATAAAACTGGTACTTTTACTCTTTCATTATTAACTAATACATGGGGTTGTATTATATTGTTAAAATAATAAGCAATTGCTTCATCATGATCCTCTAAACCAATATGAGATTCAATTACTGTATCATCTTTTCTAGATATTATATCTCCCTTATTTATATTAGCTCTATTATCAGGATTAGGAAATGATTCTATAGGAAATTCATTAGCAAAACCTGAAGATAGATTTTCTCTTAATCTATCATAACCACTTGAAGGAATAGGTCTTCTTGGATTTATATTTTTATTATCGGCCATTTTATAATCCTAATTTATTTGCTGTACCACCTGAAACTTTATTAGTAGTTGGGTATTTACCATTTCTTAGGGGTACTAAACTTAATTTTTCTACTCTTGAAAGATGGGTACTTAATGTAATAGAAAAGTTATTTCCAAAATCTGTTGTTTCTGTAGATAATGCATAATCTGGGTCTCTGCCTAAAACTAATTGGTTTTCTATTCTACCATCTACTTCATAAAAATTATTCCTAAAAAGTATTAAATCACCTACATCTGAAAATAAATTTAAATCAATAAATTCTTTTCTTAAAAAAATAAAATTTATAGTTTGATTTACATCTGGACCAAATTCATCTGAAGACCAATTTTGATCACTTCTATCTATTAAACTTGCTATTTTAATGGGTTCATAATAATTTTTTTGAGGTGCTTCTCCATATACATTAACATTAGTTTGTTCTAATGAAAATTTATAATATGCAACTTCGGTTTGAATAATATCATTTATAAGTTCTTTACTTATATTATTAAATAATGATATGTCTCTTGATCCACCAAATAAAGTCATTATAAACGTTTTAAAGTATCCATTTTATAACTAAATGATTTTACTCCTGGTATTCTTAGATTAGAATCACTAGTAGTTAAAATGTTATTTTTTATATTTTGTATATCTTTATTTACATCTCCCCTAGTTATAAATTTAATATTTAAAATAGTATGACTAGAACTACTTTGTGTCATATATTCAGGAGGGGTGATATTTCTTATAATAGTTACTTTTTCTAAAGCTCTAATTTGATCTAATATATCATTAGTAGATACTCCCTTATCTGAAATTAATATAGCTGTAATTTCATACGTGTTTAATAATTCATTTAGTATATTAGTTAATTTTATCATTATCCTACATAAATAGTATATGGAACTTTATAAAATGTTTCTTGAGTTAATTGAGCTTCTTGATTTTGTCTTTCAAGTTGTTTAACTCTAGTAGTTTCCTCTAAAAATACTTTTAGTTCCTCTATTAAAGATATCTTTTCAGCCGAGGCTTCATTTAATAATCTATTATAATCTAAAGTAGTATCAGCACCTGGAATTGGTATTGATTGGTATTTACCTCTAATACTACCTAACATTTCTTTAGCTAATGCTAAAGCATATCTTCGAATCCATTGCCTTCCTGGTTCATTAATAAATTTATATGTTGGATTAGTATAAGGTACATTAGATAAGTTAGTTACACCACTAGATATATCCTTAACAGGATTATTAGCTACTGATTTTAAAACATATTCAAAATGTAAAGTAGTATCTCTATAGGGAATAGGGAATAATTTTAAATATCTATTATCTACTATATCAAAATAATATGCAGATTTCCTAATAGAATCATTTAATTCAATAGCCTGAATTTTTAATACATCAAAATACATTGGCATTAACATAAAATTAACACCTGGTGAATAATTTCCAAAACCAAAAGCTTCCATTAAAGATTGTATCCCCGTTCCTGTTCCTGCATAAGGATCAAAATACCTATTTATAGCTGCAGGTTGATAGTGATAAATTCTTTTTATATAAACTGAATCCGAACCACTTATAGAAGAGGAAGTATTTGTAAGTAAATCATATCTTTGTTGACCCGCTTTTACAGATAATGATCCAGTTTCTATTTTATAATTACCACCTCCAGCATCTATTTCATTACCATATTGATCTGAAATATTAACAGTATTTCCTAAATTTGGAGTAACTATACTATTATTTAAATTAGAACCAGTTGATGTACCCTCTAAAGTATGAAAATTATTTATTATTTGAAAATGATAAAGTTGTGAACCATATTCATTAATTGCTTCCTCAAAACAAGTAAAAAAGTTAACAGCTTGTAATTCTATATCAACTAAAGGGTAACCTAATCTTCTTGCACACCA